GGAGATCAGAAGATTCCATCATCACCACGCAATCATCACCGTTGTTTAACAGTTCAAATTTAGTGATTCCGGCAAACCTCATATAAGTCCAGACCAATGCGCACATGATGATACAGTTGCCCAAGGCGGTATTCATGTCTCCGCTCATGCGACATCCACTCACCACGTACTTAATCACACCGTCCGGCACTCTCCCATAGCCACGGTTCTCCAGTTGCCACGACAGCAAGTTTTCCAGCTCTTTCCGATCATCACCGCTAAACCATTTCGCATACCGTGCATGTTCAAACTGCAACACCGGCACACTACAATGCTGATCAAAACGCACAGCATCTAGGCCAACGGCTACGGGCCGCAAAAACTTCTGCCACTTCCTGTGGACTAGCTGACCAACCGTGCTAGCATTCATCCCCTTTGTTATTGTTGCCTCCCCAAACACCCTGCCGACCGCCCGATACATACGCTCCTCAATAATTTTGATGTATCTTCCCACCATGACATTGTACCTCTTCCCGCGCGGCTGGATAACACGGGGAACTGCGCCAATTTTGCTGAGAAGGTGTTTCTCAACTTTGATAAATGTGCTCAAGAAAGAATCCTTGCGTTCGAGAGACCTAGCGTCCAGGCTCTCTACCGCGCGATAGTACTCTTGACGTTTGCGACCCCTGTACATCTCACAGAATTCCTGTGGGGAAACTGGGGTGGTCGGACGCGCCCATGAGTCCAATCGCTTTGAGAACTCTTGTAGACCAATTTGCACATTTATGGTGGGTTGGGGGGGAGGGGTCAATTGCCCGGCGGCATTCTTGACTAAGAATATCCTCTCCACTACACCGCGCTTGAGGTTTGTGAGGTTGCTATTAAATGTTGAATAACCGTCTTCTGGTGAAGCGCCCCAGACCAACGTAGCATACCTCACTCTTGCTTCAACTTCTACCCTAGGCTCCACCCGGACCCTGGCGACCACCCCACGCGTGGGCTCGCTAGTCAATCCGGGCAATTGCCCAGGGCACCCCTACTTGGGGCTAAAGGTGAGCCCAGGACCCATGAATGGCACCCAACCGTGCCAGGGAACTGCGCTGTCTCGTAGGCGCTGGGCTACCGCCGTCGTTTGGCCCAGTTGTGCGATCTCCACTTCATCAGCAGTCGGGATAAATGCCAATGTTGTGGCCAGTTTCGCGATATGAACAGCGTGTGCTGGACGTACGCGTCTTTCTTGAAGTCGATCCCGTACAAATTTGGTGACCTCAAGTCGCACAGCGTCAGTGCGCTTTTCGTCGAGATATGGGAACTTGAATTTCGCCTCCATGGCCAATTG